GACGGCAAGCGTGGTCGCCGCCCCTATCCCAAGCTGTATCGCCACATCCAGGACGACCGCCCCGACTTCAAGCAGAACATCACGTACGGGTTCCCGGTCACCGGCAAGACTCGCCCGCTGATCATCTCCGGGCTGGAGCGGGCGATCCGCGAGCACGCGCTCCCGCACGTCCCGATGCAGGCGATCCTGGAGTGCAAGACGTTCGTGCGCCGGGAGACGCTACCCTCGCCGCGAGCGGCAGAAGGCACGAACGACGACCGGGTGATGGCGCTCGCGGGGGCGGTCGAAATGTTCCGCCGCTACGGGAGCCATCCGAATGATGTGCGACGATCTCGTCGGCGCGAAAAGCGTGAGTACGTTCCCGAGTACGCTTGGACATAGGAGTCCAGCATGTCGATAGCACCTGACGCAGTAGGAGCCATGCCCGGCCTCGGTGGGCCGGGGATGATGGATCCGAGCGGGCCTCCGCCCGCCCCGACTGACCCCGGCTCGATGGCGATGCTCGCTGCCGCGCTTCAGGGTGGAGGAGGGCCTGGCCTCGGTGGCCCACCCCCGGACATGGGCGGTGGGGGAGACCCACTGGCCGCGCTCGGCATGGGCGGTGCCCCTCCCGGCCCCGGCGCACCCGGCGACCAGGGCGACCAGGGTGGCTCCGACCTGCTCTCCGGGATGTCCGCCACCGACCACATCAGGGCGGCGATCAAGCACCTGATGATGGCGATGACCGAGAGCGGCAACGACGCGGAGAGCCACGGGATCGTCAAGGGCATGGCCGCTCTGCACGGCATCCTTGCGGGCAAGCAGAAAGCAGACGCGACTGTGACAGCCGCAGGCGGCACGCCCGCAGGTGGCTGATGAGCGCGGCTCAACTGCGGTAGCCAGGACTACAGAACCTCTCGGCAGTCCTGACTTCCCGGCTGCTGACGAACTGACGAAGGTTCTCCGAGCGGTCGAGTCGGCGGAGAAGTTCCACCAGAGCTGGGTGGACAAGATCGAGAAGCGGTACCGCGCCTACCGGGGGATCGCGGAAGTGAAGAAGCCCGGCCAGAAAACGCAGGCGTGGCGCTCCGACCTGACGACGCCGTACCTACTCCAGGTTGCGGAGGGGATGCTGGCGACGATGCAGGATCCGAAGCCGACCTGGGAGGTGTCCCCGAAGCCCGTCCCCGGCGAGCCGCTCGACGCCGTGAACCACCGGATGCGGAAATCGAAGATCGCCTCGGCGGGCCTTCAGTGGGCGATGGACGAGGACGACTTCGGGCTGAAGCAGCGCCCGTTCATGCAGCAGGATTTGATCGTCGGGGCCACGCTGGCGAAGGTCGTCTGGGCGTACGAGACGAAGGACGCGACCCGGCTGGTGCCGATGAACTTCGAGGTCACCGACGACTGGGGCAGGGTGATCGACAGCTACGTCGGCACCGAGGAGATCAGCCGCAACGAGGTCATCCGCGACGGCCCCTCGATGATCGTCCGTGACATGCGCGACTTCTTCTGGCCCGAGGGCGCGAAGGACATCCAGAGCGCAGCCTGGGTGATCGACCGCTCGTGGGAGACCTACGAGACCCTGGAGGCGAAGCAGTCTGCCGGTCTGTACAAGAACGTCGAGCTGCTGAAGGAGGCCCGCAACACCCAGGCCCAGGAGGACTACACCGAGCGTGAGCAGTTGCTCTGGAGCAAGCAGCGGAACAAAGACCTGATCGAAGTGCTGGAGTACTGGGAGAACGGGCACGTCATCACCGTCGGTGGTCGGATGGCGGTGCTGGCATCGAAGTTCGATCCCCTTCGCATCAAGGCCAAGCCATTCGTGATGGCCTCCTCGATGCCCGACGCCTTCCAGTTCGTCGGCATGAGCGTGATCGAGGCGCTCGCCCAGATCCAGGAGTACCTGTGGACGCTCCAGAATCAACGGATCGACGCGCTGCGGCTGTTGACCAACGTGATAACAACGATCCGCTCCGACGTGGACGATCCCGACGCCTTCGAGTTCTTCCCCGGCGCTCAGTGGATCGTGGAGGATCCGGGCCAGGTCGGGCAGCTCCAGATCGACGGCACCGCAGCGCAGATCACCCTGGAGGCGGAGGCGCTCCTGAAGGGCGACCTCCAGAACATGCTCGGCGGTCTACCGATGGCCGGTGGCGTGAACTCGGGGAGCATCGACCAGAAAACCGCGACCGGCATGTCGATCATCACCAGCATCGCGCAGAAGTTGATCCAGGCCCGCAAGCAGCACTACATGTGGGCGTACTCGAAGGTCGGCGGGCTGTTCCTCGGGATGATGGGGCAGATGATCCGCCAGGAGCGCGTGATCCCACAGATGGGAAACGACGGCTCCCACGAGATGATGGTCATGCACCCGCTTGACTTGCAGGGCGAGTTCGACGTGAACATCGACGTGTCGGATGAGTCCATCGTCAAGCAGGAGCGGATCCAGGAGGCGATGGCGTTCACGAACATGGTCGTGCCGATAGCGGGGGCCGCGAACGTGAACCTCCAGGCGGTCGTCCAGAACGTCCTCGACGCGCAGGGGGTGAAGAACCCGGAGCGGTTCTTCAATCCGCCGCAGGCCCAACCGCAACAGGGGAGGATGGCCCCGCCGGGTGGCGGACAGAACGGCCAGGGCACTCCGCAGGGAGGGGCGGCAGCCCTCCAGCTCCCGCCCGCCCAGCAGAATCAGCCGATGCCGATTGGCTCGCAGGGGCAGACGAACGTGCAGGCGGCGACCGCGATGGGCGGCAACAACGGCCTCAACCTGACCCCCGACCAGTTCGCTCGTTCTCAGGTGCAAGCGGCGCAGCAGATGGGCGGTGGCGGATACTGAGCGGATGAGCACGGCCAACCTCTCACGCGAGACGCAGGCTGAGCTGAACCGCCGCGCCGACCTCCTCTCCTCGCTCCTCAGAGCACCGGGCTGGCAGATGATGGAGGAGGAGATCGACCGCAAGATCGCCCGGTTGCAAAAGACGGCCCAGAACATCGCGCTCCAACCGCCCAGCGCGGCGGACTGGGCCGACCGCCAGAGCAAGATCGACTCGATCCGTGGGACAATTGCAGCGTTGAACTGGTTGAAGGGCGTACCGAGGCACGCCGAGTCCACCCTCCAGCGGTTCCTTGCCGAGCAGGGGATCGAGGAGGATCTGATCGCGGAGGAGACCTGATGGCTGGTGTGGAGGGTGAGCGGGAGCTGGAGGAGTTCCTGACAGGAGTGCTCGAAAACAGGGCTGAGGGAGAGCTGAACGAGGAGCCGGTCGAGGAGCCGCAGGAGCCAGGCGAGGAGCCGGTCGAGGTCATCCACGACGAGGGGCCGGGGTTTGTCCCGCCCCCCGAGGAGACCCCTCCCGAACCGGAGGCTGTCAAGCCCGAGGCCGAGGAGGAGCCTGGGGAGGAAGCGGATTCGACCGTCGCCTGGGCGACCAAGCGGTTCGGAAGTGACCCGGAGAAGTGGGCGAAGGCGCTGTACGAGCGCGAACAGCACATCTCCCGCCTCAGCGGCGAGAAGGCGCAGGCCGAGAACTACGCACGCGAGGCGATCCAGTACGCCCAGCAGATCGAGTCCCAGGCAGAGGCGCGCGCTGCGGACGCGATGCCGATGTCCGCCGCCGAGGAGGAGTGGGTCGAGACGGCGATGGCGAACCCCGCCGCCTACGCCTACCAGGCCGCGCGCCAGGGGAACGTGAACCTCTACAACGCCGTCCTGGAGCGGGTCGCTGCGGAGAACCCCCGCATGGCTGTGCAGGTCGGAACCTCGGTGCAGATGGCGCTCCGAGAGGAGCAGGCCCGGTACGAAGCCTCCGTCCAGGGGAACGGCACCGGAAGCGACTTCAACACCGACATCGCCGGGTCGGTGCAGCGCATGGGGATCGACCTGCCGAGATACGGCGAGGCGATGAGCGCGAAGATCGACGAGCTGGGCGAGCACAACGAGTACGTCCAGGCGATCCTGGGTGGGGATCCGCACAGCCGGGACATCGCGCTGAAGGCGATCTACGACATCGTGCGCGAGGGGCAGACTCACACGCGCCGGGTAGACACCAACCACGAGGATCAGATCCGCCGCGAGGGCGAGCTGCGCCGCGAGGCCGCAGGGATCGTCACCGGCTCACCGCACGTTGCCCCGCCGAAAGAGGATCCGTTCTTCGCCGGGATGGAGGCCGAGTGGCGGCGGCGCGGACAGTGGTACGACGAGGAGACTTGAGCTAGGATCAGCCCAGCTTCCACTTCTCCCCGGTACCCACTTGACCGGGTGGACGAAGCAACAGAAGGCCACGCGGGAACGCCAGCGCGCGTACCTCCCCAAGAGCCGGTAGCTATCCGTACCGACCCAAGGAGTGAGTCATGGCCGAAGTCTCAGTAGGTACGACCTCGCCCACCGCGATCTCGACCGAGGAGGTTCTCCCGGACGAGCGCGTGGTGGACATGGATCCAAAGATCCGGCTGCTCGACCCGGATCAGACGCAGTTCACCACGATGACCTCTCGGATGGGGAGCCGCGCGACCACCCGCGAGAAGGTCAACTGGTTGGAGGAGGCATACGTCAACGACGTGATCACCACGACGGCTGGTTACACGTCGGGTGCCACGACGGTCGTGGTCTCCGCCGCAGACGGTCTCTCGGTCAAGCCGAACGACGTGTACCGGAACATGCGCTCCGGTCAGGCGATGATCGTGGACGTGAACGCGGCAGGCTCGCTGACCGTTCGCCCGCAGGGAACGAACGCTGCGGGGAACTCGGGCGACAAGCTGCTGTTCGTCGGCACCGCGTACCCGCAGGGCGCGAACATCGGTGACCCGAAGTACAGCCAGCGCGTGCTCGGCTTCAACTACACGCAAATCTTCCGTGAGCCGTGGCGCTTCACGGGCACGACGACCGCCATCGAGATGTACGGCGGCGGCGAGCCTGCGAAGGAAGCGGCGCGGAAGGCCGTGGAGTTCAAGCGCCAGATCGAGCACAACGGGTTCTTCGGATCCCGCTTCTTCGTCAACACCGGCTCGTACGCTGCGGGTGCCGCGAATGACCCGCAGGGCGGCGCTGGCGGGCTGATCGAGTTCATCGTCACCAACAAGCAGAACGTCGGTGGCGAGCTGACCTCGGACTTCCTCGACCTGTTCCTGGCGACGGTGCTCGCCAAGGGATCGAGCGACAAGGTGATCTTCACCGGCACCGTGGGCGCGTACTACATCAGCCGCTTCAACCGGGCTGGGCAGGGCGCGTTCTGGAAGCCGTCGAACGAGAGCGTCCACGGCGTCAAGGTGGACGGGTTCATCTCGGGCGTGTTCGGCTACCAGCTTCCGGTGGTCGTGAAGAAGGAGTGGGCGAACTATCCCTCCGGTGCGAACGGGTACAACGGCAACCTGTTCGTTGTCGATATGAGCAACATCGAGCGTAGGCCGCTCCGCGACCGCGACACGAAGCTGCTCACGAACCGGCAGGGGCCGGGCGAGGATCGTGTTGCCGCCGAGTACATGTGCGAGATGTCCTGGACAGTCGCGCAGGAGCGGACACACGGGCTGCTGACGGGAATCGCCTAAGCCTGCGAGAATCGGGGGGGAGCCATCGTGCGGCGCTCCCCCTCGATCACTCTGGAGGCCCAATGAGATTCATCAGTCAGTACCCCGGCTACAAGTTCCAGGTTCGCCCTCAGCGCCAGCGCGGCATGGGCGACGGCTCGATGGAGATTCTCCAGGAGCCGATCTACGCCGAGTTCTTCCCCGTCCACTCGGGCGCGATGATCTACGAGAACGAGGTCGCCGCCGCGATCCAGCATTTCGAGTTCCGGGGGAACACGCAGTTGCAGGATGAGGCGACCCCGACCGACCCGATGCAGCGGCTTGCCGTGTTCGATTCGGACGAGTTCGCGGCAGCGCAGCAGCTCACCGCCGAGGAGAAGGAGCTGGTCGAGGCCAGGCTTCAGAAGCTTTGCCTTGACGCTCCGAGCGAGTGCATCTTGGTCGCGGACACGCCCATCGCCGCCCCGTTCCCGACCTACGACGAGTGGCAGGGGCCGAACCCGGAGATGCTGATGGTGAAGCTGATCGAGGACGGCTACGACCTGCCGCTCGTTCTCCACTACGAGCGCGTATTCGGTCGCAAGCGCCCGGCGATCATCGAGGCGCTGGAGCAGACCATCGAGGCGCAGAAGGAGATGACGGTCTCTGCCTAGCAACTGGGATCCCGTCGATGTAGAGCCGTCCCCCTCCCGTTCACGGCCTCTCCCGGACGGGAGGGAGATGGCGGAGAGCCGCCTGACCATCTCGAAGGAGATGCTGGAGCAGTTGTGGCAGGGCTACCGCTGCGCGGCCTGCATGGAGGAGGTCACCCAGCACGGCCTCGGCGCGTTCCCGGAGCATTGTCCTGCCTGGTGGTGCAACTTTCCGATGCGGGAGCAGCAGCGGGCGCGGCTCGAACAGGACTTCGTGGGCGAGGTCGAGCGGATGAAGCTGGACGGCTGGGTCGAGCGCGAGGAGGCGTTCCTGGAGGAGCACTTCCACAAGCCGAAGCCGCAGATTCACGTCCGACGTAAGCCGTAGCCTTCGGGCATGGCGACCACCTCCCAGTGGTTTGGGCAGTCTGGGGGCGGGATCATCACCCGCCTGTGGGCATCGCAGTTGATGGGGGTCGCCCTGCTCGGCTCGGGCTACGTGCCGAACCTGGACTCGCATCTGCGCTACTCGGACGTGTCCGGGTCGGAGATCGCCTCGGGCGGCGGCTACACGACCGGGGGGCAGGTGATTTCCAACCGCACGACCTCCTACGATCCGTCCGCCGACGAGTTCAATATGCTCGGAGACGACCTGACCTGGGGGCCAGGTGCGACGTTCAACACCAGATACGGCGTGATCTACGAGACCAACACCACCGACAAGTATCTGTGGGCGCTGCTCGATTTCGGCTCGCTCGTGGTGATCTCGAACGGCATGTTCACTATCGACTGGTCGGCGGGGTTGCTCTCTGTCCAGGCGGCGGGGCCGGTCTGATGGCGAACCTGACTCCCAAGGAGCGCGAGCAGGTCGCCAAGGAAGTTGCCGAGCAGGAGAAGCAGCAGTTCGCCGAGTGGGTGAAGATCCAGGAGAGCCTGGGCTTCACCGTCGAGGGCGACAGCTTCGCCAACGCGCAGGTAATCGAGATCCCCAAAGGCCCGACCTACGACGACACACCGGGGGCGTGATCCGTGGCTGACTTCATCGCGTTCAACGAGGGGCGTCAGTTGGTCGAGGACGGCGGCTGGCCCTCGACCGTCACCTTCGACCTCTCGACCAAGGCGGTCTCCGCGTTCACCGCTGCCGACACGTACGCGACCCGTGCCCCGATTACGGGCACCGGCTACGCGGCCAAGACGCAATCGGAGCCTGCGGCGGTCGGCCTCGGTTCCAAGGTGTTCTCGCAGAACCAGTGGTTGACCGGCGCAGCAACGAACTGGACGAACCCCTGCACGATTGTCGCTTCCGACGGCGCGAAGATCATCTGCGCCTGGAACCTCGTCGCCGGGGGTGCCGCCCGCGACATGTCGCAGGCGAACACAACGCTGAACGTCACGCCCACCTACGCGCCGACGAACCCGCCGTAGCCATGAGCGGCTGGCAGCCGCCTCGGGGATCGGCTAGCTGATGGCGGTTACTGCTGCCAGCGTAGGGACGGGGCAATCCACCGCCTCCACGACTGTTGCCACCTCGGCGGCGGTCACGCCTGTTGCGAACAGGCTCTACCTGGCGGTCGTCGTCTCACGCGCGGGGGCCTCCCCGAACATCCCCACGGTCGCTGGCTGCGGACTGACCTGGGTGCAGGTGGCAACCCGCGTCGATGGAACCAACTTCAGGCGCATCACCGTGTTCCGGGCGATGAAGCCCTCCGGGCTTTCCTCGCAGGTGGTGACGGCGACGATCTCCGGGTCGCAGACCATCGCGCTGATTTCCGTCCTCGAACTCACCGGCATGGACACCTCGGGCACGGACGGCTCGGGCGCGGTCGTCACCTCGGCGCAGAATGGAAACACCGGGACGGCCACAACTGCGTCGATCACGATGGCTGCCTGGGCCGACGCGGTGAACAACGCCGCCGTCTCCGCTTTCTGGCACGGCAACGCCGAGGTGACCACCCCGGATGCGGCCTGGACGGAAATCAGCGACCAGGCGGGAGTCAGCTCCACCTGTCTCGAAACGCAGTTCAAGGTCGGCCAGGACACAACGGCGCAGGCGTCGTGGACGGGATCGGCTGCACCCTGGGGCGGCATCGCGGTCGAGATCGCCGCGCTTGTAGGCGTCACCTACAACGACACCCCGAGCGGCGGGCTTGTCCTCGGCGGCTCGCTCGCCGTCGATCT